CACCCACCACCCGTGGCTGTCCTCACCCATGGTGTCGGCGCTGGCCACGTAGAAGTCCGGGTCATCCATGCGGTGGCCGTAAAGCCCTGGCATGACGTTGCCGCTGTCTTTCCAGTCGTTGATGGTGTTGGTGAAAGCACCAGGGGCAACCACGTCGCCGTAGCTGTCTGGGGTCTTGGTGAAGGTGGAGGGGTAGACCAGGAATTGGCCCTCTTCCAGGCCGTCATCCGGTCCGGCCTTCACAGACACCAGGGGTGTGTTCTTGATGAGCATGGCGAGCGCCCTCCATCCATTTCTGTCAGTTATTTGGGTGCACAAACTGGTGCGGTGCGCACCAACACGGCCACCGGCACGCACCCCTCAGCAGCCGCTCGAACCCCATGGCGGGGTTTAACCCCCACCGCCGCGACAGGCACATGCGGAAACACTCGAAAGTCCCGCCGAAGGAAATTCACCCCCGTCCGGGTTACGGAAATCCGGTGGCGATAACACACACCGCCCGGAAGTGCCACCCAGGCGTGCCTAAATCAGAAGGAAATCTCCAGTCCGCAGTTGCACCCGGCGACCTCCGATGCCCCCAGGGTGGGGTCCCCAGGCCACTTGGCACCGTTGGAAAACACCTCGTCATTCCCCACCGTTTCCCCGTCCATTTCCGCGTGTGACGCGCGCGGATTGGGACCGGTAATCCAGGTCTTTTGGGCTTTGGTTCCGAAGTACTGGTGGGCGAATTCGCTGGTGGCAAAACCGGCCACGGCTGCAGCCAGGGCGTATCCGCCGCTGTGCGTCCTGGTGGATTCTGCGTTGGCAAACACGTCGTCGGCCTCGTCCGGTTCCGCCTCAGAGAGCTGGTTATAGGTGGTGTTGTTCACCATCTGCGCGCGCTCGTTGGCCGCCTTCCGCAGGTAGGCGGTGGTCCAGGCCTGTTCGTACTGGTCCGGGTCCAAGCCCATGTCCACCGCGTGCTGGTGGGCTATGGTCGTGGACGCGGCCAGGGACAGCTTGAAAATGTCGTCCCCCAGCTCTTTGTCCCACCGGTCCTGGTCCCACCAGCTCGGAGCTTTTGCGCCCATGGCCGACAGCACCACGGACCCCTGGCGCTTGTAGAAGTCGGACAGCAGTTTTGCGTAGCGGGGTCCCCAGGTTTCCGCACCCGTCTGGGACTTGACGCGCACCTGTTTCACCTGCTGCAGCTCACCCAGGCTCACCAGGGGTTCCGCTGCTGCGGTCCCACCGGTGGGTGCGGTGTCGTTGGGTGAGGCCAGGCCACCCACCAGCACGTTCAGCGGGGTCACCAGCTCGTCGGCGTCCCCGTCCAGCGCTGGGAGGTTCCACAGCGCTCGGGCTTCGTTGGCTGTCATCCAAGGCCGGCCAACGCTGGACTGCAGCGCGGCGGTCTGTTCGTCGAAGGAGCCCTGCAGCTTTTCGTTGATGTTGAACTCGACATACATGTCCGGGTTCGGGGTTACCAGCGGCACCAGGAACTGGTTGAGCCGTGCTTCCAGGTCGGCCAGGATCGGACCCAGGGTGTCCCCGTACAGCATCTTCCGGAACTCCCGCACGTTGCTGAAGTTGGCGTTGTCCAGGATGCCCACCATGGTGGGGTTCACGTGGTAGGCGCTGCACACGGTCATGAAGGCCAGCTTTGTTCCCTCCACAAACTCGTCTTCTTTGGCGCTGTACCCAGGGCGCTTGTATTCCATCCCGTCTTCCAGGATGGGTGTGCCACCAGGTCGGGAGCCGTCCCTGCCGAACTTGGCCTGCCAGTCCCGCGCGAACTTCTCCCGGGTCTGCGGGTCCCACCGTGCACCCACCGGGCGGGTGAGGTAGCCGCCGACGCGGCCAGCGTTCATCCACACGGAGGACCGGAACTTGGCCGCCTCCACCTGTTCCAGGAGCGTGTACTTCAGCGAGTTGATGGGGCTGGACCCGTGCACCAGGGAGTAAGGGTCATAGCCGGAGAACCAAATGAGGTCTGCGGCGTCCACCTGGAATGGCGCGGCACCGTTCGGGCTTTGGAACTGGAACCACTGCGGGCTCAGCGCGCTGGTGCCACCGCGCCGGATGCACCAGGAGGCCGGGAGTGTTTCCAGAATCCACTGGCCGTCTCCCACCTCCTGGGGGATGATAAACGCCTCGTCGTGCAAGGCCATGTCCGCCACCAGCCGGAAAATGACCTCGTACATGGTGTCATGGCCGTTTGGCCGGTTGAGCAACACGGCCAGGGGGTCCGGTGCGTGCACGCGCTGGCGGTCCGTGTCAGACACCCTCTGGAAGGCCTGCAGGCCGAGCTGGGCCACGTTGCGGGCCAGGAACGTAACCACGGTGCGCAGGTGCGGCTGCGTCTCCCACAGCCAGTTAACGTCCACCTGGGCAATGTCCACCGGGTTCCAGGTGGTCATTTCGATGGGGTACCCACTCAGTCCGGTGCCGAGAAGTGCCGCCCATGCTTCACGCAGACCCATGGGAACCCCCTTTAGAGCACGACCAGTTCCTGGTCCTCGTAGGCGCTGCGGACGGTGTCGTCCGTGGCCGTTTCAACGGCGAATACGGCGTTGGTGGCTGCAACCAGGGGGGCAATATCAACCACGCTGCCCACCCGGTCCCAGACGCGAACGTCCCCGAGCTTGCGAGCTACACCACCGGCCACCGCCATGTTCAGCAACGGCTGGTCCAGGTGGCGCAGCATCTTGTCCCGCACTTTGTCCCGCATCTGGCCTGCGCTGGCACCCAGCCCCAGGCCACCCACCTCGAACACCGTCAAGCCCAGGTCCTGCAGCAGGGGTATGAACTCCCCAGCCGGTGCCCCGCGAGCTTGGACGGCCACGTGCGTTATGCCTTGCTTCCCGCACACCTCGGCCACGTAGGCGGGCAACCACAGCATGCCTGCGCGCTCCATGATCACTTCTACGTGCACCAGGCCGTCCGTGCGCACACCAGCCACGGCCACGTAGGACTTGGACCGGTCGGCGCTGGTGTCGATGCCCAGCATGAGACGGCCCACCGGCTGGCTGCTGCGGTCGCTGCAGTCCTGCCAGGCGCGCCCGTCAATGTAGGTGTCCACCATGGCCGTAACCCACTGGCACAGCACCTCGGTGCGGAACACGGCTTCCGGGTCCGTGTTGAGGTCGCTCATGACGGTTGACCAGCTCATGAAGCCGTAACCGATTGACGGATTGGCTTGCAGGATGGCGTCCGGGTCGTTTAGCTCGCACCCGTCCGGTGCGCTCCACTCGAACAGGCCGCTGGTGGTGTCGTGACTGTTGGCGAACTGTTCCGCGTCCACCAGGCCGGTGTCCACGTACCGCTGCCACTCGTCCAGGGTCTTCAACAGGTTCACCCGGAGCTGCTGCAGCACCACGCTGCGCGCATCTCCTGCGTTGCTAATGCCCCAGAGCTGGGAGTTGAAAGTGGCGTTCATGGTCTTGCTGATCGACGCCCAGGCGTCCCAGTTCTGTTGTTCCCGCAGCTCGTCCATGATGATCCTGCAGGCGGCCTTCCCACGGCCACCCTTCCTGGACGCTGCGCGCACCTGGTATTGGGCTCCGGACTTCAACCGCAGGGACCGCTTACCGTTGCGCCTGGAAGGCCGCGCTGCCAGCGCCTGAAGCTGTGGCAGGGCCACCTGGTCCTCGCCTATGTCATCCGGGTCGCACAGGGACAGGGCACGCTGCCAGGCCTCCTCAGCTAGGTCCAGGTTCTGCGCGGTACCCAGCACCAGGAAGTCTTTGGCCGGGAGGTGTTGCGGGAACGTCTCGCTGTCAATAAAGAGCCACCACATGGCCAGGACCATGAGCAGGGTGGACTTGCCGTTCTGGCGGGCCACCAGCACCACCAGTTTGCGGAACCGGTACGTGCCGTCCTCGTTCAGTTCCAGGGCGTGGATTAGCAGCCACTGCTGCCACGGGTACAGGGTGAGGTCCAGGAAGAGCTGCGCGAACTCGATCACGTTGTAACCGTGTGTCGTGTCCGGCGTTAGCTCCCGCAGCGGTGGGGTCCACAGCCGCGGCTCCGTGAACCCTTTACGCCGTGGTCTTCCGTTTGGCTTTGAACGCTGCAAGATCGTTCTCCCCTGGGGACGGAATGACTGGTGCGGCCTCTTCCACGGCCAGGCGTGCTGCAGGGGTTGCCCCCAGCTCTCGAAGCACCGTAACCAGGTGCGGGATCAGATACATGCTCTTGGAGAGCTGCGTCACATCCCCGGCTGCGGCGGTCAAGTCCAGTTGTTCGCACAGCCTGCGGCCAGCGGCCACCAGGGCACCGTCCGCTGTGGTTAGTTCCATCTGGTCCACCACGGCGTCGAAGGCGTGCAGCATGCCCTGCTGCGCGCTGGGTACACCGGCCAGGCGTATGCGCATCTCGCTGATCTTCACCAGCCGGTCAATGGCCACCGGGTTCCCGTCAATGCCCTTCTGCCACAGCGCCTGGTGCAGCCGGTCCAGCCGGTCCAGTTCCAAGGCGCGCACGCTGGCCGCGTCCAGGTCTTTGTTCGCACTCAGAATTTCCGCGATGTCCCGCAGGGCGTCTTCCGGGGTGGGGTAACCCAGCTCGGTGGCAATGCGCTGGATGGGAACACCAGCACGGCGGTATTGGAGCGCGCGCTGTCCGTCCATGTCACGTCACAATCTGCAGCAGGGTGTCCGTGACTTCCACGCCGTCCATGAACAGGTGAATGTCTTGGATGAGCTGGCCGTTCTCCGGTGGGTTGTCCACCGGTGGGTAGGCGTAGAAGTCGTGCCGCTTCACCCGGAACTTTGCGCCGGTGTCCATGCCGTCCCAGGTGGGGTCAGAGATGTTGACCACCGCGCTGGGTCCGTTGGTGTCCACGCACATGTCCGCCGCAGGGCACCCGGAGAAGATGCAGTTCTCCACGGTGACGGTGCCGGTGACCTTCTCACAGTTGATCCCGTAGTTGTAAACGTCCTGGAAGGT